CTACGAAGAGGGCATGTTTGGTCGCCGTCAGTTGGGCGTCGATAAGTGGTTGCAGGATCCGGTGCGTCCGACGCACACGACCGGCACCTTTACCGCGTCCACTCCGCTGGTCGATGGCGCAGGCCAGACCGGTTCGACCATCAACATCGACGGTTGGGCCTCGGGCGCGTCTACGCTCAAGAAGGGTGACATTTTCACCATTGCTGGCGTAAACTCGGTCAACCCCCTGTCGTACTCGTCCACCGGTCGTCTGCAGCAGTTCGTGGTGACCGCCGATACGTCGGATTCGTCGGGCGCGATGGCGACCTTGCCGATTAGCCCGTCGATTGTCACTTCGGGTCAGTTGCAGACCGTCGATGCCTCGCCTGCCAACAACGCGGTCGTGACCGTCCTCGGCGCAACCTCGGCCTCCAGCGGTACGCTGGCAACCACCGTCTCGCCGCAGTCATTCGTCTATCACCCCGACGCCTTTGCGTTCGTGATGGCCGACCTGATGAAGCCAGGCGCGGGTGCGGAATCCACCACGGTGCGGAGCAAAGCCCTCGGCTTCTCCATCCGGATGGTTGAGCAGTATCAGATTGGCACGGATCAGAACCCGAGCCGTCTGGACATTCTGATTGGTGCGGCAACGATTCAGGCGCGCCTTGCAGCGCGGGTGTGGGGTTAAGTCATGGCATTGGTTACGACGACACTTGGAGCCGCTGTTGCGGTTACGGACAACGTCATTGTGGTGGCCTCGGCGACCTCACTGACCGCTGGTCGCCTGATCCGCGTGGACGGCGAATGGATGCAGATTAATCAGGCGTATACCGGCGGTACAAACGTGGGTGTAACGCGTGGACAGCAGGGATCGGTCACGGCGGCACACCAGAGCGGTGCGAACGTAATGACTGCGCTGGCGTCGGATCTAGCGCAGGCACCGAGTCAGGTGAACGAAGGCGTCCTGTATCCGGGTCAGATGTCGGTCAGCACCACGTCGTATAGCGCCGCTGGCGCGATTGCGTTTGGTCTGTCGCAGTGGACAATTGCCATCATCAACGGAACGTCGGCGTTGGCGATGACGATTGCCAACCCGACGAAGGATCAGGACGGTTGCTACCTGCACATCGTGGCGAACGGCAAGGCCGCGCACACGGTGACCTACACGGCGGGTTTGGGCAACGGCGGGGCCAGCTACGATGTCGGCACGTTCTCGGGGACGCTGGCAATGTCGTCGCTGTTGGTCGCGGCAAACGGTTTCTGGGTCAGTGTCGGCCCAACGACCGCCACCGCGATTGGTGGATCGCCCACCTGGGCGTAACACACGTTGAGGGGGGCGGCATACCGCCGTCTCCCTCGTTTTTCTGAGGATCTATGGCGATCATTCACAATCCTGACAGCGAAATCTCCCGCGAAATGGCCCAGTGGAACACGCAGAAGCGCCATGGCGGCAAGAATGCCAATGGGTATGAGCCGTTCCCGGACATGCTGTATAAGGCGTTTGCCCGTGATAACGGCAAAGTCATGTGCGGTGATCCGCTGGCAGCGGTGGGTGATCCGGTCGGAGAAGCGTTTGCACGGTCGTGCCAGTTGACCGTGGGTAACGCGGAAGAGCGTGATCGGGCGTTGGCGCAGGGCTGGTCTACTGGCCCCGTGGAAGCCATTGAGAAGTACGAACGCGACATGCGCTCGATTGCCGAAGTCACCGCGCAGCGGCACTTTGCCGATCAGCGGCTGGGTGAGTTGGCGCAAGCGGAAGCCAAGTTGGCGGATGACGCCACGCACGAACAGGTACCGGCGGTGCCCGAGACGCCCGTGCGTCGGAAGCCGGGTCGCCCCTTGAAAGTCAGGACGTAAATGGCACAAGCCAGCGGCACGTTTAATCGGTCGGTGTTGATCACCAAGAGCGACACGGTCAACTTTGATGGCAGCACGTATTCCGCCAGTGCCGCCACGAAAGCCATTCCCGCCGATGCCATCTTTGTGGGTGGCGCTGGCATTGTGGTGGCGGTGTTTGAAGATGGTTCGACGGGAGCGTTTACGGTGTTGGCGGGAACGGTATTGCCGTTGAAGTGCATTCGCGTCAATAGCACCACCACGACCGCGACGTTGATGAACGCGCTCTATCAGGTGTAACCGTGACGGTGTCCCAACTGATTACTGCCGCGCTCCAAGACTTGCGCGTGTTGCAGGTGGGAGAGACGGTATCGGCGAACGACTCGGCGTTTGCACTCGACCGGTTGAACGACTGGGTGAACAGTCTCGCCAACGAGGGCTTGACGGTCTATGCCCAAGCGCGGACGACGTGGACGGTCTCGACCGCCGCCAGCTACACCATTGGCGTCGGTGGGGTCATCAACTGTGCGCGTCCAACCGGCCCGATGGACATTACCAATATTGGCTTTCAGGACACCTCAGTGTCTCCGACGATTGAATATAACCTCGGGCCCGTGCTGACGGAAGACGCCTATGCGGGTATCGCGCAGAAGGCGTTAACCTCGGTCTATCCACAGGCCGCGTATTACAACCCCACGTGGACAAGTGGGCTGGGCTTGATCTACTTGTGGCCGTTGCCCACCAGCACCTCGTTGCAAGGGGTCATCTACACGCCCGTGCCGGTAGCCGAGTTTGCCTCGCTTAGCACCACTATTTCGCTGCCGCCGGGGTATCGTCGGTTTCTGCGAACGGGGCTGGCCAAAGAGTTGTCAAGCGCCTTTGATGCGCCCCTAACGGCAGAGCAGCAGCAAGCCGCGATGGAGAGCAAAGCGGATATCAAACGCGCCAACCAGCGACTGACCGACATGTCCTCGGGCGTGTCTGGGATGCTGTTTGGTGGGGCGGGGCCGCACTACAATATCTATTCGGATAACTAAATGGCCGCGTATCCAGGATTTGTTTACGGGTCAAACGAGAGCCAAAGCCCGTGGGCCGACATGGAGCGCACGGTCAACTGGTATCCCGAGCCCATCCAGTCTGCCGCGTCTCCGCAGTCAGCGGCGTTGTATCCCTGTCCCGGTCAGGAAGACTACGTCACGGTACCGGACATCAATTGTCGGGCGCTCTTTGCCATGGCGGGTCGCTGCTATGCCGTCATGGGGTCTAAGGTCTACCAAGTATTGGTGACCAACAGCGCGTCCATTGTGACGGGCGGCACGGTGACCAATGACCCGAACCCGGCCAGTATTGCCAGCAATGGCGATGCGGGAGGTGAGTTGCTCATTGCCAGCGGCGGCGATGGTTACCTGCTGGACATTGCCACCAACACCCTGACCGCCATTGCGTTTCTGGCTGGAAAATGCACGATGGTTGGCATGATCGACGGCTACTTCTTGGCCTTTGACTCCGCCACTTCGACCTACTACATCAGTGCTTTAAACGACGGCACCACCTGGTCGGCGTTGAACTACGCCCAGCGCAGCATTGCCCCGGACCCGTGGGTGGCGATGGTGGTGGATGGCAGTCGGCAGATCTGGCTCATTGGCGAACAGACGGGCGAAGTCTGGTATGACGCGGGAACCTCCCCCTTCCCGTTCCAGCCGATCCCCGGCAGTGTGTTTGGCTACGGCACGGCCGCACCCTACTCGGTCAAGCTGGCGGCTGACAAGATGATCTGGCTGTCCCAGACCGCCGATGGCGCAGGCATTGTCGTGGCGGCGACGGGTTTAGTGCCGCAGCGCATCAGCACTTACGCCATTGAGACCGCCATTGCCAAGTACAGCACCATCAGCGATGCGGAAGCGGTGGTGTATTCGGATCAAGGGCATACGTTCTATTGCCTGACGTTCCCGACCGCCAATGCGACATGGGTCTACGACCTCTCCACGGGCCTGTGGCACGAACGGGGCGTCTGGGACACCAGCACTGGCTCGTATGACTTTTGGGGGCCGAGAAGCCACGCCTACGCCTTTGGGAAGCATCTGGTGGGCAACCGCACCAGCGGCATGATCTGCGCGATGGATACGGACATTACCACCGAGTGCGATGGGGAACTGATCCGTCGCCTTCGTATCCCTCCCGCGCTGTGGTTGGCACAGGGTCGCCGGATGTTTATTAGTCGGTTCCAACTGCTGCTAGAACCCGGTTTGGGCACGGGGTCGGGGCAGGGTGAAAACCCGCAGGTCATGCTCCGCACCAGCACGGACTTGAAAAACTGGTCCAACACTTTAACGGCTGATGCGGGAGCCCAGGGCTCGTTTAATACCCGCACTTATTGGACGCGCTTGGCGTCGTCTACTCGCGTGTGGGTGCCGGAAATTGTCGTGAGTGACCCGATCCAATGGCGGTTGGTGGGAGCAATGGTGGAAGGGCGCAACTTCCAAGGGAACGCATGACGCATGATCAACCTTGCCCCTCAGCCGGATTTTATTGTGGAGCAACCGGTGACGGCGTCTCGGATCTCGGGACGTGTCACTCAAGC